AAGCTCAGCGACGGCCAGCGCCGCACCGAGGTGACCATCACCCGCACGGGCAGCTTCACCGACCCGCGCTATGGCCGCTTCGAGATCACCCGCGAGATGCTGCTGGCGATGGTGCGCAACTTCGAGTCGCGCACCTACGGCCAGGACATCTTCATCGACGTGAACCACAACCCCGGCGCGGGCGCCGCGGCCAAGGTGCTGTCGCTGAAGGTGGACGGCCAGCGCCTGCGCGCCGAGGTGGAGTTCACGCCCTACGGCGTCGACGCCGTGCAGCAGCGCGGCTTCCGCTACCTCTCGGCCGAATTCGTCGACGACTACGTCGACAACGAACAGGGCAAGCACCACGGTCCGACGCTTCTCGGCGCCGGCCTGACGGTGCGCCCTGTGATCAAACGTCTGGACCCCGTGACTCTGTCCGAGGGCACCGACGGCTGCCCGGTGTTCTTGCACCCGGAACTCATCCGACAACTGTCCGAACACCTGGAGCTCACCACCATGAACTGGCTCGAAGAACTGCGCAAAAAGCTCACCTCGCTGAAGCTCAGCGAGGCCACCATCACCTCCATCCTCGACGCCGCCAAGACGGCCGCGAAGAACCTCGGCGAAGACGCCGCCGCGCTGAAGGCGCTGAGCGAGAGCTTCGTCGCTGCCGCCACGTCGCTGGCCGAATCTGGCCAGGGCGACAAGACCGTGCAGGTCATCGTGCAGCCCCCGACCGCCGGTGGCAGCAAGGTGCTGTCCGAAGACGACGTGAAGAAGATGCTGGCCGAAGACCGCGCCACCCGCGAGGCCGAGGCCAAGAAGCTGGCCGAGACGCAGGCCAACCTGCGCAAGGTGTTCACCGACGCGATCGACGCCAACAAGGCGCTGAGCGAGGACACCCGCAAGGAACTGGCCGCCGCGGCCGACCTCATCACCGCCGACATGAGCGAAGACCAGGTCAAGCGCCTGGCGCAGACCCAGCTCGCCCTGGGCGAGAAGCTGGAGGCCAGCCGCAAGCTGAGCGCGCTCGGCTTCGCCCGCCCGGCCGGCTCCGTCCACATCACCATGGACGAGTCCAACGCCATCAAGAAGCTGGCCGAGGACGTGCGCAAGGGCCTGCAGCAGGTCGGCGCGCAGCACGGCCTGAAGCTGGCCGAGGAAGGCAAGCAGTCGCCCTTCGTGCAGCGCTTGCTGAGCGAGTTCGACGCCGCCAACGCCGAGGCCCTGCACCGTGAGGCCAAGAAGCTGTCGGGCGGCAAGGTGAGCATCAGCGACACCAGCCTGCCGGCCAGCTACCAGCGCGCCGTGATCGAAGAGACCTATCAGGACTTGAACGTCCTGGCGCTGGTCAACGCCAGCGTGGACCCGACGCAGTCGGCCACCCACAACATCCCCTACGAGACGCGCGACACCGCCGGCGTGCTGAATGACGCCGTGACCTACGAGGGTCAGGCGATCCAGCAGGCGGGCATCTCGCAGGCCATGGACCTGGCCTACATCGAGCCGCGCAAGCTGGCGCTGGAGCTGTCCAACGAGGTGATCTTCTTCACCCGCCAGAACGGCCTGATCAACTGGGACGCCTGGGCGCGCAACATCGCCAGCAACAGCCGCCTGATGCGTGAGCTGGTGGCCCGCGCCATCGCCAACCGCATGCAGCGCGAGGCCGATGCCTACAGCGTGACCACCGTCGCCGCCGGCGGCGCCACCACGGCGTACACGGGCGCGACCAACGGCTACAAGGTGGCGAACTTCCCGGTGGTGCGCCCGCGCCAGATCCGCGACCTCAAGGGCAACGCCGTGGGCTCGGTGCTGAACCCCATCACCGTGAAGGACGGCGCCACCGTGCTGAGCGAGTTCGATGGCACCGGCACGCAGTCGGCGGGCAAGTACTACAAGGTGCTCAGCTACAACCTCGGCCTGTTCCAGATCGTGGACCAGACGGGCGCTGCCTCGGCGCCGGCCGGCACGGTGACCATCGGCTACGACTACACCACCAACGTGGTGAAGGTCGACACCGACACCGCCAGCGGCAGCACCTACGAGAAGCAGATGAACAAGATCCTGCAGGCCATCGGTGCCCGCAAGGCCGTGCTCTCGGGCGACCGCTACGTCACGCCGGACTTCATGCTGATGAGCGACGCGCTGCACAACATGGTGACCGACGCCGAGCAGTTCAGCGCCAACAGCCAGCGTGCGGATGCCAGCATCACCGCGCTGGGCGGCCTGAACCCGGTCAAGGGCATCTCGCCGTGGACCACCAACGCCCCCGGAATCGACCTCGGCGACGAGCGCATCCTGCTGGGTCAGCGCGGCGTGATGGCCTACACCGTGGCCAAGGTGTTCTCCATCGGCGACCCGGTGGAGCGCGTGGACAGCAACGGCAAGTTCATCGGCAAGAAGGGCGCCTACGGCGAGGAGTACAGCTCGCTGCACGTGCCCTCCCCGCTGCGCAGCCGCTTCACCTCGGTGCTGGCCTACAGCGTGACCACGGCCCGCGGCAGCTAAGCCGCCCCCGCCGAGCCTGAAACGCAAGGCGGGCCTCGCGCCCGCCTTGCCTTGCGAGGAGACACCCCATGCGCATCCCCGTCACGAATCACGGCGACACCATGCTGCACGTCGGCGGCAAGGTGATCCGCCCCGGCGAGACCCGCCACATCGACGCCGCCCTCGTTCCAGAGTCGCTGCACCCGCAGACCGAGCAGGCGCAGGACGACGCGCCGGAAGACCCGCTGCTGGCGCTGCTGGACGGCAACGCGAAGGAGATCGCGGCCGCCCTGGCCGGCCTGTCGCTGGACCAGCTCGCCGAGCTGGAGGCCGCCGAAGACGCCGGCAAGACGCGCAAGGGCGTCATGGCGGCCATCGCCGACGAGCGCCTGCGCCGCGCCGACGCTGCCCAGGGCTGAGCCGTGGGCATTGCCCTCAGTGACCTGGTCGCCGACTACAAGGCCTCGCTGCTGAGCGCGGCCGAAGCCTTCACCGATCCCACCGACTTCGAGCGGCACCTGCGCATCGCCGCCCGCGCCATGGCGGTGGAGAAGCGCCCCCGCCAGCAGGTGGGCGTGCTCACCCTCGTGGCCGACCAGACGGACTACCCCGACGTTCCGGCCGACTTCCTCGCGCCCAAGGTGGCCCTGTGGGGCAGCAGCAACGCGCCGGTGTGGGATATGCCGCGCCAGGGCCTGCCGGTACTGACCAGCGGCACCGACGAGAACGGCGTCGCGGTGCTGATCCTCACCCCCGCGCCCACGGCGGAGCAGATCCGCGCCTACGGCAGCACCTACCGCTACTACTACGCCGCGGCCCACGTGCTGAGCAACGTGCCCTCCGACAGCACCATCACCGAGCGCGACCGCGACCTGCTGATCCTGCGCGCCCAGGTGGAGGCCATGCGCGAGCTGACCTTCCGCGCCACCACCAAGCCGGTGACGCTGCGCGACGGCAGCCACGGCGGCGGCCCCAGCAACATGCAGCCGGCGGCGATCTACGAGCGCCTGCTGCGCGAGTGGAAGGAGGCGAGCTGATGCCCGGCCCCACCTTCGAGGTGAAGCACAACGCCCCCGAGGTGGCGCTTGCGCTGGAGCAGGCGCCGGAGCGCGCGCGCAGCGAGATCCATGGCGCGCTCGGCCGCGGCGCGGTCGAGCTGGCCAACGAGATGAAGGCCCGCGCGCCGAAGTTCCGCAGCACGCTCACCAATGCCATTCTGGCGATCGAGCGCGGCCCGATGGAGTGGGCCGTGTCGCCACGCGGCGTGCGCTATGGCGTCTACGTGGAAGAAGGCACCAAGGAAGGCGGGCGCCCGACGCTGCGCGAGACGCTGGACTGGCTGCGCCTGAAGCGCATCACCCCGCGCACGCCCGGCATGAGCCAGCGCCAGCTTGCGGCGCTGATCCGCAAGCGCATCGCCCAGCGCGGCATTGCCGCCCAACCCTTCGCCGCGCCCGCGCTGGAAGCCAAGGCCGAGCGCATCCACCAGCTCGTGCGCGACGCCGCGCTGCGCGCCATCGGCGGTGCCGCGTGACCGACTACGGCGCCCTGCTGGACGAGTTCAAGACGCAGCTCATCGCGCTGGCGCCCACGGCCGTGGTGACGCGCAGCTACAAGGAACTGGGCCAGTGGAAGGACACCGACCTCAAGGCCGGCGTCTACATGATCCTGGGCGGCGGCGTGCGCCGGTATCCCTACGAGCACAGCGACTACAGCGACCCCGCCGGCCCGCGCCAGACCGAGCTGGGCGAGTACACGTTCACCGTAGTCGCGCAGCGCCTGCTCGCGGAGAGTGCGAGCGGTGAGCAGATCGAAGCCGCCGAGCTGGCGCTGCTGGGCACGCTCGAAACCCTCGCCGACCAGGCTATCGGCAGCGAGGAACTTGTGGACCTGCGCATCGAAAGCGCGCAGCAGAGCGGCCAGCTCGAAGCGCCCTTCGCCTGGGTGGTGACGCAGTGGGTGGTGAGGAATATCCCGTGAAGTTCGGCAAGACCAAACCGATGTCCGACCCCGAAGCCGCGCCGATCCCGGCCGCGCCGGAGGCGGACGTCGACAGCGCACCGGCCGGCGCCGCAGCAGATGCGCAGCCGGTGTCCTCGCCGCCGGCACTTCCCGCCGCGGCGCCGGCCGATGCACCCGAAAGC